CGGAGATGTACATTTTTTCTAAGGCTTGCCCGCCTACACCCGCAGAGATTAACGCGAAAGTTGCTGCGGCGGTAGCAGTGGTGGTTGCCGCGTCTATAGCCCATGTATCTGCTTGTTCTTCAGACATACCTGACTTTAGGGCTACCGCGTAGGACTCTTCATAAGCTCCATTAAAAGTACCACCAAAGGCTTCAGCTACATCTGTAGTCAATGCGGCACTTAACCCCGCCCTAGTAGCTATAACAGCCGCTGCTCTATCAGAGTATCCCGCAAATCTTGCCGCTACGCCCGCAGGGCCTCTCGTTGCAAAAGCAACAAGCAACGGGACTAATTCTTGTACGCCTTCTAAGCCGATAATCTGAGTTGTAAACTCGCTAGGGTACGTTGTAAAAGCGCCAAATATAGCTTCTGCGGCACCCAAAACCCCCGGCTCGGCGTCAGCTAACATTTTATATAGTTTATCAGTATTTTCTTTCGTCTCTTTAGGAATGCCCGTTTCCGCTATTTTTATAACTTCGTCTAGGCTTTTGTAGAAAGGAGTAGACGTTGGGTTTATTCCTAACCCTACAGCGACGGTAGATTGTATGGCCTGTAGTACTTGTCCGGTTCCAAGCCACGCATTTGTTATAAGCAAGTTTGCTTTACTGTCTTCCCCGTAAAGTTCTTTGCCTCTAGCTACAGAGTCTTTTGCTTCCTGTAACCACCACTCGTTCCCCAACCATTGATCTTTGTCCATATCCGCGAGAGTTTTCACAAACGCATCGGGGTTGTTCTTCGCTAACCATTCTAGGTCTGTTTCAGCCCCTGAAGTAACACGTATGTACTCCTTACCGACCTTATTGCCCTTCATGTCATAGTTTTGGTAGCCCCCATCGGGTAGCTTAATGCTTTGTACAAACGCACCGGCGGTCTCGTTCCATCTAAATGTAGGTTTGAGGGAAGTATCACTCCACTCCATTAACCCCGTTTGGGCATTAGGCACGAGCGTTGCCCCGTTTAGGTACGGGTTCTTTATTTCTTGAGTTTCTTGCTTGTCTACTGCTAACTTGGTAATGGCTTCTACACTTTCAAGAGTTACGTTAGCTCCTATTTCTTGAGGAGGTAGCCCCGCTTCACTTAGCAGTTTATTGGTTTCCTCAGTTACTTTAATCCCGCCGTTAATGTCTGTTACCAAAGTCGCTAACATGTTTCGATCTACTGATCCTTGATCTATAGCGTCTAAATCCCGTAAGCTATAGTTTCTTGCAAACGTGTCGTTTAAGTTCGTTATCTGTTCCGCAGTCAACTTAGTCATGTCGATGTTTAAGTTACCTAAAGACGTAGCTATACGCCCCCACTGCTCTGTAGCGTACTCTGCGGCAAACTCAGCAGGGTTAGCAGGAATGTTGGTGTACAACCCGTTGGTTAAGTAGTCTTTGTAGGCTTCTTCTTCTGTAATACCATTCTGTTGGGCGTAAAACTTAACGTCAAAATCAGGGTTAATCCCTTCAACGGCAAGCTTGTCTATATCTGCGTACACTGGAGTTAAGTTGTCGTTAAGCAGTACTGTAGCCGTATCTAAGTTATCCAGAGATGCAGTGTACTTACTCACATCTTCATCTCGCTTTGCTTTAATGCTATCTATGTCTTGTACTATGGTGCTTAGTTGCGGGGCGTAAGTATCGACTACTTTTGTTTGAAAAGCGTCTCGGGCTGCGTTAAACGCCGCTTCATCTGCTTGTGCCCCTGTACTGGCAGCTTTCTCCGATAAGCGTAGTACTTCCGCTTCTTCTGAGTTCATCTCAGTTACAAGGTCATTGTACTCTTTAGCTTTAGTCGCATAGTCAGTAGCTCCTTTATCTACGTCAGCACGTAAGTTGTTTGTGTCTGTATAGTCTCCTTCTACTCTGTCCACTAGTCCTTGAAGATCGTCTTTCCAAGTTCCTTCGCGGATGGATTTTTTAGCGGCGTTAGCGGCCCCTTGAGCTATACTTAGTACAAACGCATCAGAAACATCTCCTCCTGACATAGCGGCAGTTATTGAATTTCGGACTGCACTAGTTATTATCCGAGCCGAAACTACGTCAGTTAGCCTTTCAGGGAACGCTTCGTTTATGGCATCAGTAGTTATTACTGCGGCAGATACGGCTTCGGCCATAGCAAGAGAGTCTACTTCTCCGTCTATTATGGCGCTTTGAAGTCCTTCTTCTAGGGCATCTTGAGCGGCGGCAGGTAGCTCGTTAAACGCCCCGCCTGTCATCTGGCCAATCTTGCTAAGAGCTTCTTCTATGCTTTCAGTAGGTATCACTTCCAAAACACTGTTGGCTATTTCTTGTGTAAAGTCTGTTATCCCCGGAACTAAGTCGTTCATTCCACCTATTATGTCTTGGAACCCGTCTATTAGCTGGCCGGTAGACTCAGATATTTCTCCCCACACAGGCCAATCGCCCACAACCCCCCCGAGGTCAGGAAGGGAATCTTTTAGGGGCTGCAAGTACGTACTATCTATATCCCTACCCACCTGCTGAAGTTCTCCTAAGAATCCATCTCCTAAGTCGGAACTTTTAAACCACGCGTACGCGCCAGAAGATAAAGCCTCGTCCCAATCTTCTCCCTGCCCTACTTTACTTATGGCCTTAACAATGCCTTCTTTTACTCCCGCAGGGAGATTTGCAGGGTCTACTCCATATTTAGCGAAAGCTGCGTCTAGCATATCTCCGCCAAAAGTACCTAGGATAAACGCCGCAGGGTTACCCTCGGTTATAGAGTTAGCAAGTCCTACTGTCTGCGCGTAAGTTAGCGGTTCGGACATTCCCGGCAAGGTAAGTCCTTTGCCCGCTGATGCCAAGGCTATAGCCCGCTCTGATGCTCTTGCCGCTTCCGTTGCTGTGCCTCCGGCTTCAAGTACGTTTGCAGAGGCTGTCGCACCTACTTCCGCCGCTTCTTCCACCCCCATAGGCGCTGCGATAACGTCAAATACCTGTAGTGCCGATACACCCGCAGAAATGTAGTCCGCCAAGTGTAGGGTCTCTCCTTGAGCGGCGTTTACGCCGATTTTAATTAGGTTATACGTGGGGACAAACATTGAAAGGGCTAAATCTGCAAAGCTAACAACACCCTCCAGCAGGGTCTCGTCTTCAGGGCTTACGTCTACGTACTCCCCTAGACCCCCAATGGTTTCCATTTTTCCTACTGACTGTCGGGCTAGCTTTTCTTCGAGGCTAGATTCAGACTGTAAATAGTTGTTGTACTTAGACTCAGGGCCGTACACCCCAGAAGCGCGAAGGGTTTCTTCAGGGAAAAACTTTATTCTTCGGTACCCATACTGCCCGCCCGAAGTGCCACCAGCGTCTTGAAAGGCGTTACCTTTCATCTTTACTACCCACTCGGATTCAGGGTCACCCCCCGCAACGTCAAAACCTAAAAGTTCTGCATCTCCGGTAGCGGGTCTTTTATACACATCGTCATAGTTACCCGACTCGTGCAAGTTGCTAACTATAGCTTCTTTATACTTGTTCATCGAACCTAGTTCGATACGCTTATTAATTTCTTCGGGGGCAACTCCCGCTTCTTCTAGGCGAGTGCGCTCCGCAGAGTCCTCGAACAACCCCTTGTCGTACGCTTTAAACATGTAGACATTTTTGTCTCGCAAGTTCATCTTTGCGTACTCTCTTTGGTACGCTTGAGGGTCGGTCATACTCAGGGAAACTAGTCGGGCAAAGTTTTTGTCGTGGTACTCAGGAGCTTTTATGTCGTAAGCTTTTTGGAAGTCTTCTGTAATACCCCCGTAGATTTTTGCCTCGTTAAATAGTTTAGTGTACGCGTCCGCAAACCCTGCGCTTTCTGCCCCAGTGCTAAACGCCATCCCTGCGTAAGACGACATTTTACTCTTGTTTAGCGCCTTTCCAATTTCTTCCTCGCTGTATCCTATTTTGGTTAACTCTTTCTCCATACCGAAGTAGTCTACGAGGTTATCCCGAGCTACATTTGTATTGCTAATTAACGTAGGTACGGCCTCTCGGAACCACTCTTGGGCGCGGGTATACTCAGGAGAACCCACAACGCTAACTGGGCCTGCTTCAAACTCTTCGATTAGTTGGGCGTAGCTTTCTATTTCTGCTTCAGAATGGGAATCACTTGCGTAGTAAAAATCACGTATAGGAACACCCATAGCTTTGTAGTAAGAGTAAGCGGGGTTATATTCAGAATGTCCTTTCCAGCGGTCGCCATATTCAGGTCGGTCTAAACCTTCTCCTACTTGGGTAAAAGCCCCAGAACCTGCACGAGATTGCCAGTAGTAGTATGCGCGGTCTAGCGAATTTCCCGTAGTGCCAATTACGTTACCATACTGATCGGTATAAGTGCCATCTTGACTGTAGTTGTAAGATTGCCCTGACGTCCTGTTATATCCTGACATGTGGTACCTCTAATTTTTAATTAACACGCCTTGGAAGGATGCGCTGACTGCTACGTTGGTAGTGTCTGAAAATGCACGGCACTCAACGTCTGTTTTTTCTGGTATAGCGAACGGGTACGGGAACGGGACTAATAAGCTGTTACTCTGCACAGTCTCTATAATTCCTGTCCTAAACGTGTTAGTGCCAAAATTACGAAGTACAAACTTAACTGTGACATTCTTAGACTGTATGCCCAACGCAGCGGTAAAGCTAACGTCATCAAGGTACAAAGTGTGCCCCGCAGGGACAGTATATACCGCCATCTGAGTCTGGTTACCGGTACTAAGGTCAGCATAAATCACACCACCCCCAGAGCTTTGTATGTGTAGTGTTCCAGCCGAAGTACCCCCAGCGCCTGAAAGAGTAACAAATGCTCTGTTAATACGTATCCATGTACCAGATATAGCAACTTCGGTTGTACCATCAAGCGTGACAGAAACAGACTTAATATTGTAGTCAGCATCAAGCCCCTCGACCTGCACAGTCTGTGCGCCAGTAGTAGAAGTACCGTTGTCCGCAGCGTTATCACTAACTATGTAAGCAGTAAAAGCCGCTATAGGCCAAGGCACATTCCCGCCCTGCGTCCAAATAGTCTCTTCAGTACCATCTATGTCAGGGTTAAATCCGAACTTATAAAACGAAGTAGCGCCTGCAATTTGGCCTTGAGACACTTGTAGTTCGTAAGGTACTGTTGCGGCCATAGCATTTCTCAGAGCGTTATCTAGCTGGTTAAAATAAATGCGCAGTATTTTATTAAACTCTTCAAACGACTGCGCATCGTACGTTGTTGGGGGGTAGGGCAACGCGGGGGCACGAAACGGTACGTTGTAATTTGTGTTGTCTACCGCCATTACCGTCTCCCGTCTGAACGCATGTCTATACGAGGGCTACCCAACTGCCAAGTAACACCTATTTCGCTAGATTCTACCTTTATCGCTAGCTGTCGTCCACGTACACGTATGAATAGTTGGTCTGTAAACTGCTCTACCGGCAATACCGCCGAACGTGTAATACCTGCGCTATTGGTACCGCCTACAGAAGCGGGGTTATTATACCCTGAACCGGAACTTTGTAGGGGTAACAGGGTCATAGTCGCACTAGGAGAACCTACTTCAGACCCATCAAACGTAATGTCCGGCAAGATACGCCAGATAAAGGCAAACTGATGCCCGTCTTCCAGATCAAACTGCGCGGAGGATATGTACGCCGCTATAGGAGCGGTAGTCAACCCTTCGTTATCGTCAACGCCCTGCTCGTGATTAACCAAGTTGTTGCTGTACGTAGCGCCTAGAGGGAAGTCTCTTAGCCCCGAATCAAGCCATGCAGTACGACTCATGTTGCCGTAGTACCATACTTTTTCTACATAGTTATACACTACATATTTGTCGGCTACGCTAGAACTGCTGGAGCAATACCACCACCAAATCTCGTGGTAGGACTCATTAGTACCGCAGAACACTTGCTCGTACTGTAGGGTGTTAAAGTCGTTGAATATAAACTTTCGTAAGTCACATTCGAGCGGTTGAGTACGCCCATCGTACATGTAAAATTTATCTCGTCCCATCCAATAAGCCACACCATTAGCCCAACCCACAGCGTTCTGAGAGGCAATAGATGTATTCTCGCCAACGGACTGCGCAGTCCACACGGCAGGAGCACCGACGTACTGTAACGCGTACAGAGCGGAGTCTGTCCATACTAGTACTTCTTGACGCGCCTGTTGGGCAGCTACAATCTCTGTGCCGTTAGATAGTATGATGTCCCCCGCTTGGTTAGTAGAGGAAGGTGACCAGTTAGTAGCGTCTTCTTGGTCTGACCAACGAATAAGCATAGGGTTAGGCTGGGAAGAACCGAGGTTGTTAGCACCAAAAGCAAATACAAATCGGTTGACGTCCGACACTAGGATTAGTTTTTGAGATGTAGGTATGTCTGTACCTGTTAACAACGCCCCACGCACTGTTAAGCCTGTAGTGGCATCCCAAAAGTATATAGGGCCGTCCCGAGGAGCAAATATTAAGTCTTCTCCGAAGTTAGCTTGGCTCCATATACGTAGGCTAGTAGTAGAAGAGTCACCTACGCCCCACGCACCGACACCCCAACTTGAAGCCCCCCAACCAACTAGGGGGATAGCAAAAGCAGGGCCAACATTGATCTGGTAGGTAGCCGTTACTGTGCCGCCCCCTGTAGCACTAGAACTGGCGTTAGTCCCTGCATCTATTGTGTATACGTTGTTTGTTGTAGTCTCAGTTAGCTGATACTCGGCGTTTAGAGTGAGACCTCCAACCGCAGTGGCGTTACTAAAAGTAACAAAATCGCCGTCTGTATAGCCCCCGTTTACGTCAGTAACTTCTACTATAGGCGAACCACTAGTAGTCTCGAACGGGTTAGTCAGTACCACCGTGGCGCGTATAGGAGTTATGTCGTTGTAAGCGCCACCGTTCTCAATGTAGTACTTTAAGTTAGTGCCTACAGCGATTAGGTTCTGCCCACCCAAAGTAACCCAGTTCCATAGAGATCGGCATATGCCAAGGAACGTAGCGTCAGATATACGCTGCCACCCCCCAATCTTCTCCGGCGTGCCTTGACGAAACCGAATTTTATCGCACTCATACCAACCGCCCTCACTAGTATAGCGAGTGTTCTCACGGTTAATACCGGGTTTTAGCTGTAGTTTTTTAAGGGACATGGGTTACCTACTAGTATGACCAGACAACCGGAGTAGTTTTTCGGTCGTCTACATGGATAAATGTCTTAGCAATTCCAATGCCAGTAAACCCAGCCTTCATTGCCTCAGAGACTATTTTATACCCTTCTGCACCGTTAGAGATACGTATATCTGAAGCAACGCCCTCACTGTGCTTTCCGGGTTTAGCTTTTCGTGCTTCTATGCTGTGTCTAGGGTCTCTGTAGCCCGAAGTAATTACGAACGGAAACCCACAAGCCTCGCGTAGGTTATCAAGTCTTACCAAGAAATCCTCGCACATCTCGTTGTTACCCGTCTGTTGGCAGTTAAAATCTGAGAGTTTGAAGTACTTCATTTGCCTTTACCCTTCATCCTTTCCGCAGTGCGCATACCACCCAGACCCAACATACCAAGCAATACAGGCAACATAACCGTGGTATCCGCTTGTGGTATTACTATTCCTAAAGGTGCAGCTAATGGCGAAATAAGGAAGTTTACGGCAAATCCAGCGACACAGATCCAGCCGGTTGCTGGTCTCCAGCCCGATTGAAACCAATTACCTTTAGCGTCTTCAGTGTTAAGTTTAATTTGCGCTAGGGCTATTTCCTGACCGTGCTTTTCGGCCATAGTCGCTAGTTCGTGCGCAATCTTCTGCTTGGTATCAGCATCAGGAATAAACTTGTCAAGAAGACCAGTTACGGGTGCTATTAAAGAGTTAAATATACTCATTGGAATAGTTTCTCTAGGAAAGGAGAGACTAGCACAAAGGGATAAAGAAGCCACAACCGCTTATCAACAGCATCAAATCGAGTATTAATTTTATCAAACTTGGCATTGCCTTGGTCTAATTGCTTTTCTATATTGGCATACCTTACAGCGCATTCTTTTTCATGCCCGTTTAGTTTTACTTCCATCTCTTTGACTGTGGTCATTATTTGTACTCTTGTGCCGTAAGTATTACTACGTAAATCATTATGGGAATTACCGCTACCGCTATACCTATAACGGTAACAAACTGTTTAATTAGCTTTAGTGTGGCGTGGCGTTTAAGTACAGCCAACCTAGCGACTCTCTCTCGCTCCCGTTTGCACTCGCTTTGGAAGTTGAGCCAGTCGCTATACATCTCAGCTCGGCCAGCGTAGACCATATAGTCCTTTAGCCATTCCTCTTGCTCTTTGATTTTCTCAAGGGCCATAAAAGCATCGAGGTCAGACTTGCCTTTTTGAGCAACGCGCTTGGTTATAGCGCTCTTGTTAGTAAAATAAGATTTCGCCGCTTCTGAACAGTCGTAAAGCTCCTTGCCGTTACTAAGCGCAGTTTTGATAAGCTTAAACGCAGCATTGGCGGCGGTAATCTCGGCTAACATTTACTCAGACGCTTTGCGGATGTCGGTGGCAATGCCTTCAACAAACGTAGCTGATCCTGCGCCAACGCCTTTAGCTGTATCCGTAACCATGGACTGCGCCGAGTCAACAGTGGTGCCTACGATCATTTGTGAACCATCAACAGCGCCGTTAAACGTGTTACAGGCCGATAGAGTTAACGCTGCTAGTACTAGTAAATATTTCATTTTTGTTTCCTTTAAAGTAATTAAGTATTAATAGTGTTTAAGCCAAGAAGAACGCGACTTCACCAATAGACGAAGCGTCTACGCCGTAGTAAAAGTCAACAGTATCTCCAACGGCTAAGGTATAAGCGGGTGATCTGAGCCAGTAGTATGAGGACGTAATTGCGGCTCCACTTGTCTCAAAGAACCCAAAGCCGCTAGTAGTGGATATAAAATTCTGAAGGCGGCCTGTGCCAGTGCTTGCTGTAGGTGCGGCAGATACCTTGATATAAAACAGTCCTCCACTAGCAGAAGTTGTACTTACTGTACTCCAACTTGTCGGGGTAGTAGAAGAAGATGATATAGCTGATCTCTCCCAGCCAGTAGTGGCGATGGTGGTGAGGGGTGTTTCAGTCTCGGTTCCTGATTGAGTCACAATAAACATATTGGCCTGTATATCACCCCGATAGCTAGTCGCAGTACCGTTACGTCTAGGTCTAACATAAAGCCTAAAGCTACCTGCCTGACTAGATGTTAGTCTTACTCTGCGCCAATAGGTTGTTCCGGTTATCTGCACATTATCAGTAGGCGGTATCAGAGCAGGTATAGAGCTATCAGTTGCGCTGTCAGTTCCACTAAGGCTTACAGGAAGATACTGAGCTGGAGGGCCACTACCAGCAGACTTGCCGTAGAAATCAGTAGACATGTTAATTGCGCTACCTGCTCCCGTCTGATCGCCTAACGCCCTAACCGCAGCGTCATTCATAGACATCTGCGTAGTACCGTTGCCGCTAAGTTCTACCTGAATAGACCTGTCAGTGGCAGTGCCAGCAATAGACATCGTTCCTGAAGCGGCGAGGGTCATTAGAAGTCGTCTCCCATTTCCCACGGATTAGTGCTAGTAGTTACTGGCACTTTAGACTTAGCAATGTCATCAGCAATGCAGCTTTCAATAGAGGCAACTTCCTCTTCACCCAAGGCAGCTTTAGTCCATGCCATAGCGGTTTCTTCAGTAACGTCAGCCCAAGGGATAAAACCTTCAGCGTCTACATTAGCTTCAAGGCCGATAGATCCATACCTACGGCCTCTATGGGTTACGCCATCAACCACTTCGTAGTCAGAAGCTTCCCAATGAGCATTGTTAATTGCGCCCGTAGCTACGTTAGCGTCTAAAGCCACAATGTTCCAAAGTATAGCCATGTTATTTCTCCACCTTATCTAGTCTTAATTCAAGTTCCGCTACTTTCTGAGTTAGTTCTTTAACTGCTTCAATAAGAAGAGGGGTTAGTTTTTCATACATTACGGTCTTGTAGTCTTTTCCTACCACAGAGTCAGTGACAATCTCAGGCAGTACAGCCTCTACTTCTTGAGCAGAAACACCTACCTCTACGCCATTGTTGTCCACGCCAAGAGCTTGGGCAGTTTCGTTAGGAGTGTAGTAGTAACCGTTAAGTTGGGATACCTTGTCCAGTGCGTTAGGGATGGTTCCCTTGAAGTCTTTAAGGCGTTCATCAGAGAAGTAAGCCGTAATGTTACCTGTAGCAACTATGTCACCAACAACATGCAGTGCCTGAGTCGGGGCGGTAATGCCTATGCCAAGTCTTTTAGCATTAGTGAATCGCGCATACTCTCCACTTCCACCACCACTGATAGAAAGGCTGTGGCCTCCTCCAGTAGAGCTTGTAGTATATATGTCGGCTACACCGTTATAGCACCTTAAACCTGTAAGAGAGTCTGTGCCACCGTTATTCCTAACTTGAATGCCACCACTTAAAGCAGCAATGTCTATCGTAGAGGCTATAGAGCCGTTAGCTTTAAGCTCACAACCTGTAACAGTCGTGTTAGAGGCGGTTTTGCTTACGAGCAAGTCACCTGCTGAAGTAATTCTAGCCCTTTCACCAGTGTTAGTAGTGAATGACATTGAGTTACTATCATTGGCATAACTAATTTTACCTATATCAAAGTCGCCAGAATCGCCAAACTGTATTGTTGCAGGTTCATTGACTCCTGCCGTCAGTCTTAAAACTGCGTTGGTGTTGTTAATGCGGACAACATCGCTGAAGTTCATCTGTCCGCTTTTTGTTTGAGCGCCCGTAGTTCTTATAACAGTGCTATCTACCGCTATGTCATCCGCGTTAGCAGTAATACCGTCACCGCCAATTACGTTAAGGGTTACAGCCCCTGTAGTGCCGCCGCCAGTTAAACCAGTACCCGCAGTTACGGCAGTAATGTCGCCAGCACCACCAGCGTTCGCATCAACATAAGCCTTTATTGACTGTTGGGTTGCAAGAGCAGTGGCGCTGTTGCTTGCCATGTTATCTTCATCAAGAATGTCGGTAACCGTTACAGCACCAGTACCAGACAAGCCATCAAACTCAACAGTTCCAGTAACATTTATGCCTGTAGTAGTCGTCTGTAAGCGCGCACCGTCACCAGAGGCGGCATATAGCGTTACACCGTCAGAAGGATGACATATTATAGCAGGTTGATTGCCGTTCGTTTCGTCATTGGTTGTTACATAAAGGACGCTGCCTAAAGCCCCTGTTCTTGGAGGAGTCAAACCAAGGCTATCTTTAAACGATATAAAAGCACCAGAACTAACTGTAGCGTTTGTGTTCTCTATCTCAAAAACAACACCGAGAGAGCCAGCCGTATCACTAGTGTACTTTAGAATGCCAGTTCCAGAATCTTTAATAACTGAGTTGCTTCCGTCATGGTAGATTTCTAGGTCATCGCTAGTGCCAAACGTAATCTTGTCACTATCGCCCAAGGCAATGCCGCCGTTTGCAGCAATTTCTGTTGAGAAAGCATTGTTGCCCGTAAAGGTATTGTTGCCAGCAAGAGTTACATCCCCTACGTTAGTGGTATATCCAGAATCATTAGTCCACTGAGAAATGTTACCAGACTTGTTAGTAAACGTATCGGTGCTAGATGGAGTTACTGTACCTGTAGTAGTGCTGTACCCTGAATCATTAGTCCACTGTGAAATGTTACCAGACTTGTTAGTCAAAGTTGCAGTGCTAGCGGCTGTCAAATAGGAAGAAAGGTTTGGCGGCGTGTAAGTAAAGACACCGCTACTGTCATCGTAAGATAGATTAGCAGTACCTGCTGAAGCTACAGTTACAGACAGATCAGTCAGCGCAATACCGCCACCAGAACCTGTAACCCAAGGCACGTTGACAACAGCTTGATTAGCTGAGTTTAGCTGAATGCCATAAGTTCTGCCTGCGGTAGTAGTTACTGAGTTAGCAGCTACAGATTGGTCTGTGTCGCTAAATAGCTCGATTCCGCCTCTTACCGTTGAGGTAGCGAGGTCAAGGGCGATGTCGTTAGCGTTGGCAGTAATACCGTCACCGCCAATTACGTTAAGGGTTACAGCCCCTGTAGTGCCGCCGCCAGTTAAACCAGTACCCGCAGTTACAGCAGTAATGTCACCTTCGTTATCGGTATACCCAGAATCATTAGTCCACTGAGAAATGTTGCCCGATTTGTTAGTAAACGTATCGGTGCTAGATGGAGTTACTGTACCTGTAGTAGTGCTGTACCCTGCATCGTTAGTCCACTGGGATATAACTCCAGACTTGTTTGATAGGGCTTGCGAACCTGTCAAAGTAACGACACTACTGTCTATAGAAAACTCTGTGTTCGTTAAGTCCAGCCCAGTACCCGCCGTGTACTCCGTATTAACCCAAGGGACGTTGACAACAGCTTGATTAGCTGAGTTTAGCTGGATACCGTAAGTTCTGTTTGCAGTAGTAGTTACTGAGTTAGCAGCTACAGATTGGTCGGTGTCGCTAAAAAGTTCTACGCCACCCAGTGCTGTAGAAGTAGCAGCGGGGAGGACATAACTGCCCTCTGCCCAAGGGACGTTAACAACTGCTTGGCCGTCACTGTTTAGCTGAATACCATAAGTTCTGGAAGCAGTAGCAGTAACAGAAGCAGAAGCTACAGTCTGAACTGTGTCACTAAATAATTGTACGCCCCCGTCAACAGTAGCGGTAGCCGCCTCTAACGAAAACTCTGTGCCCGTTAAGTCCAGACCAGTGCCAGCCGTGTATTCGGTACCCGCGTTATTATCAACATAGGTCTTAACAGCTTGCTGTGTGGCCAACCTGACGGCGCTATTGGTAGCTACATCACCGTTGTCGATGAGGTTAACTGTAGCCCCTCCGGTACCGATATTAAGGGTACCCTGCAAGTCCAGAAGACCGTTTAAGTCTACAGTGGGGGCAGTTATCTGCACTTCAGTATCGGCTACAAGGTCAAGTTGCCCATCAGCACTGGAGTTAATGTATATAGCGGCGTCACGGAATTGAACTTTGTCGGTAGTAGAAGCAACTATGTCTGTGCCACCAGTCGTGTTGCCTAGGGCCAGAACCTCAGAAAGGGTGTCCGCTGTGCCTATTTGAGTATCGACGTACAACTTAGTGGCTTTTTGTGTGGCTAGCCTATCATCGCTATTGGCCGTAAAGGTACCGTCGGTGTCAATGTAGTTAACTGAAGTCCCGCCACCAATCGTGAGAACCCCCGCAGAAAGGGTAACTACGTGGTCTACGCCCTCTAATACGTTAGTGCCGTCACAGAACACGAGCATTGTCTTGCCCACTGGAACTGCTATGCCCGTACCTAAAGACGTTTTTACAGTAATTATCTGAGCGGTGCTATTCTTAACGATGTATGTCTTACTTAGGGCGGGGCAGATTACACTACCTGCGCCATTCAAAGCAGTAGTAGAATCAGTTAGAGATAGCATGGCTGCACGCGACTCTGCGGAAAGACCATTAGCGCTGGTTAAGACGTGAGAGTTAGTAGTCCAAGTGTTTACAACAACTCGTCCCGCAATAGCCTGTTCGATCATCGAGGTTATGTTGTCGTTTACTACATCTCCCCACGTACCGCTAAGTTCACCCTGCACTGGCAGGGCTAGTTTTAGAATTGGAGTATATTGCGTTGTCATTTGTTTGGCCTCACACGGCTAAGTTATTTGTTTACGCTACCCGCACTATGGCGTTAGCAGCATCACCGGCGGGGAATTGCACTGCAAAGTCGCTGGTTTTAGTAGTTTTATCCGCCCCGAAATCTAACACGGCTATCGCAGGGTTAGTACCCCCCGCCTTGTATAGTAAAGCGCCACGGGCGGTAATAGAAGATGCTGCCCATGTAGTGTCTGCAAAGTCTAGGAAAGCTACTGTGCCAGAGCCTCCGTTTGTAGGGTTAGTAGAAATAGTTAACGTATTTCCTCCCGCAACGTAGTTCGTGCCTACTACCTCGTTATCAGTGGTGTAAGCTGTCGTAGTAGCGTCTATACTAGCACTAGAAGTGTACAGCGCTATCTTAAATGTTTGTGTAGTATTCGCACTAAAATCCATCTCTGCGTCTAGTAGAGCGACTTTAAAAGAAGTACACATTGCTTGGCTGATTGACATTTACTAGTTCCTTACTTGGGGGAGACTCTATACTGCCCAGAACGGTAGGAATCTTGACGTAACTTACCGTCTCCAAGGTTCTTTAGCAATGATAGGGACATGATAAACATCTTCTCGTA